CCCTGTGGACCTTCTGGTCCCTGTGGTCCAGTAACACCCTGTGGACCTTCTGGTCCCTGTGGGCCTGCAGGACCTGTAGCACCAGTGGCTGTATTGTCTACACTAAAAGTAATAGATTTAATTGCACTGTTTGGATCTGTTGTTATTGTAACATTGTTTCCTGCAATAAATTCAACAGTATCCAATCCCTGAGCAACTAGATTAGGACTGCCAGCAACTACCCAAGTTTTAAAGGTGCTATTCATAGCAACTTTAACTTCACCTGGACTTAGTTCCGATACATCAAATCCAGAATCATCATCAAATCTTATAGTATTAATATTACTGTAGGTATTACCATAACTTGCATTAGCATATATTACCCCTACAGTTAAAGTCGACGGCCCTGTTGCACCAATTGGACCAGTAGCACCAGTTGCACCTAATCCAGTAGCACCGATTGGGCCTGTCGGTCCTTCACTACCAGTTGCACCAGAAGCGCCAGTAGTATCAGGTGAAAATATAATAGACCATATTCCGCCATTGCCACCTAAAACAACTAATGGGTCTCCCGCTAAAAAAGTTGCCGATAAATTATAGTTAGAGTAAAATGAACTATATGTGACAGAAGTAACACGAAATACAAAAGTGTAAGTATTATTTTGGACATACAGTATACCTGAGCTCCAAGTATCTATCCAAGTTTTTTGATCCCCACCATCATAAGCAAATCTTGATAAACTTATATTGGTTAAGTTTTGTATAACTTGACTATTAGGAATAAACTGTATTTGTCCGCTGGCTGCTTGACCCGGATTAGGCAAGTAAAATTGTTCGTATCTTACACCACCTGTATAACCTGTTGCACCTGTACTGCCAGTTGCACCTGTCGGCCCTTGTGGTCCTTGTGGGCCAGTTGATCCGGGAGGGCCTTCTGGTCCCTGTGGTCCAGTTACGCCCTGTGGACCTTCTGGGCCTTGATTACCAGTAGGACCTTGAGGACCTATAGACCCTGTAGCACCTGGTGGCCCACCACTAGGCCCAGTTGGTCCAATTACTCCAGTAGCGCCAACTGGTCCAGTCGGTCCTTCTGCACCGGTTGCCCCCGTTGATCCAACAGCACCCGTTGCACCAATACCATCTGCAGTGAATACAAGACTAAATAAATCTCCGCTTGCAGGTTTTATATTACCTGCACCACTTAACCAATTTACATTAAGGATTCTATATGTAGAACTATCAGAAGTACCTGTTACTCTATAAACATAAGTATGAACATTATTGGTTAGTAAACTTTGAGATGTAATAGTAAGAACACCAGTATCCCAAGTTGAAATCCATCCTTCTTGATCATCACCATTTGCATCAGTGTAGTTTACACCTATTAGAACGGTTGCATCAGGATCATTTACAGATGTCCATTGAACTGCTCCGGGCACCATGCTCCATTGCCCAGGTTTATAAAAATAATTTAATCCTCTATTAATAGCATCTGGTACGTAACTTATATAAAAATCATCATCATTAGTAGGACTAAATGAATCTGCACCAGATAAAAATTCTACATTGATAGCTTTATAACCAGAATAATCAGTTTTACCGGTTACCCTATAAACATATGATGCTATTCTTGTAGGACTATTATTAATTATTGTTAAGATACCAGCATTAAAGAAACTTAAATAACCTGATTGATTGTCTCCTTCCCAATCGAGATTATCAATATAAATTGTATTCACTGCACTGGGCAGATCTGTTGCTGTCCATTTAATTCTACCGTTACCTGGATCGCCCCCGCCTATACCCGCTATATATTTGTAATGTAACCCTGCTATAGGACCGGTAGCACCAGTTGGACCAGTAGCCCCCGTAGCTCCTTTAGCTCCAGTAGCACCTTGCAGACCAGTTGCACCTTCGGCACCAGTGGCCCCGGTAGCACCCAATCCAGTAGCACCAGTAGCACCTTGCAGACCAGTTGCACCTTCAGAACCAGTTGCACCAGTAGCACCTTGCAGACCAGTTGCACCAGTAGCACCTTGCAGACCAGTAGCACCAGTAGGTCCAGTAGCACCAGTAGCACCTAAGCCAGTAGCACCAGTTGCTCCCGGAGGGCCACCTGACGGTCCAGATGGACCAGTGATACCAGTTGCACCTACTGGACCAGTTGGTCCAATACTACCAGTAGAACCAACTTCACCAGAATATACAGCTTGAACAATTTGTATATCTGGAGTAAATCTAGCTGTGCCGCTACCAACTGGATTTTGTAACCATTTACCTTGTAGAGTAATTTCGTCTGTAGTTTCAAGATAAAGAACTACGGTAGTGTCAACACTGCTTCCTTCTGTAGTGGATGTGAGACCAAAAGGCAGTTGAGTTCCGTTTTTAAAGACAGCCACACTGGCGCCATTATAATCGCCTGCATTTAATTTACAATTATAACTTATACTATAAATGCCATTAATTGGAACTCTAAAAATATTATTACCATCTTTAGTAACGCCATAACTGGATGATTCCGAATCAAACTGTAATACTGTCCAAACGTCTGGTGGTGGTATTGTAAAGAGAGAGCTATACCATACACCATAATTAACTACAGTACCGCCTGCTCCTACTGGACCAGTAGGACCTGCAATACCTTGTAAACCAGTAGCGCCAGTTGCGCCAGGGGGGCCTCCACTAGGACCAGTGGGCCCTTCTACACCCGTAGGACCAGTTGGTCCTGCAGAACCTGTAGCTCCTGTTGAACCTATTGTATTAACAACTAATGGTTGACCATTTGAGTAGAGAAAGTTGTCAGCATTGACTGTACCAGACAAATATAAATTACTAAAAGTTGCAGTCGGCGAACCAATATTGTATACTGCGTTCGATCCAGGTATAACATTAGTATTGAATTCAGTTGTAGTATTAACTACTAAAGTATTAGTTTCAGTATAATTTAGATTTGATAGATTAGTTATATATGGTTGATTTGCACTAGTAATAGTAGCTGCAATATTTCCGCTATATGTGGGCAAATAAGCAGCTACATTTGCATTACCAAAGTTGCCTGTAATTAGATTTCCATCTAAATAGAGCATGCCATCAGCAGCACTAATCACTGCGCCATTAATGACAACATTTTGTCCAAAATAACCGCTAACCCAAGTTACAGATGGTGATCCAATACTATAAGTATTGCTAAGAACTGCAAGAATGTCAGTGTTAACTGTAGTAAGATTAGCATTTCCTCCTACAATTGGTTCGCCATTACTGTAAAAGAACTGACTAGCAATAACATTTGCAATTGCTTTTACATCACCGGTTGCATACAGATTGCCTGAAAGATTTATATTGTTAAGATTTACGTTACCATCTGGACCTATTACTCCGTATAGTTCAGTAAAATTCTGATTAACTTTATTAAATGCTACAAACAGTGTATCGCCTGTTTGACTATCTGGGCCTGTACCTAAGTTTATTATTTGTTGGGTCATTATAATGATATCTACTTGTTATATTTATTCAAACATTATTTGAACCTCAGTCGTGAAAATAGGCCTTACGGCCTATTTCCTGCAGATAATAAATTAGCTATTATCAACTTGTACAAATGTCACTGCTTGCCAACTTGGTTGAGTATCTAATATAGAACCAGTTGAATATGGGTCACTGAACCAATATCTCCATTTATTAGGAGTTGATTCCCAATCCCATACATATTTGTTACTAATGCGACTTACAGCAAAAGTTTCGCTAATATCAACTTGCTCGGCACCAACTGTTTGAGTAGCACAACTCACTGTTACATTAGTTGAACTATTTATAGCAACAATAGTTACATTGCCAGTAAGACTTGTTCCAACGATTTGGTAATCAACAACAGGTGTAGAATAACCAGTAACATTAGCAGCAGTCCAAGTTACATAGGCATATTCTCTATTGTTTGTATAACTGCCGCTACCTGCACCAATGTTAGCAACATTTGCACCAGAAATATCAGCTAATGTGGCACGAATCACCATTGTATTAGCCGCAGTTAAATCTGCTGCAAGTGCATTTACCAAGGTAGCTATAGTTGTACTGTCCTCGGCAGTGTTATTGACTTCAAATTTACGCATGCCTTTTTGAAATAAAATATAGGCACTAGTTTCTACACTACCACCTGCATCACGTAAAAACGAACATGCAATTGTAGGAATAGTTTGATCTTCGTTACCACCGGTCCCGCCGATATGATTGCTATTAATCGTAATAGGACTTACATAGCTATCAACTGTAGTAGTAGTTGCATCTGGATTTGTATAAGTTTTTTGTATTTTTAATTTTGCCATTTCATTTATTCCTTTAAAAGTTAGCGTTCTAGGCTACCCGGAGTGGCGCTCCGAGAATCATAGTACAATGATATTTATCGTATTAACTGAAATATTAAGATCTACGAGAAAAATATCTAAACCAATCCATGGCAATTTTTCTAACCCCTGAGTACTCAGGGGTTAAAGGCTCAACTGGATAACGTTTTATAAATCGATATTGATAACTATCTTCCCACTTTTCATTTTGTTTTATTGCATTAGTTATTGCATCAGCTAAAAAATCATCCCACCTTAGAACTTTAGAAAATCCGGCCGATTTAAATAATTCTCGCAATTTTTCAACTGGATACTCTTTTAATCTTTTTGCAAATTGCTCCACAAATAAAAGATCTTTTGTTTCAGCGTCATAATATTTTTTAAGATCCTTCATATATTCATTACGAATCTTTATATCAGACTGATTATCCATTGGATGTGTAGCTATATAACCTTTATACCTATTGCTTAAAGTTGTAAATTCTTGATATTTCATATTACGAACTTTTTGATCCAATACAGTTAAAAACTTATCCAACATTTCATTATTAATTTTTATAATTTCTTCGTCGGGTGTATAATCAATGTACTGTTGAATATAAGGGTTTTGTCTATCGGCTAGATATTTTATAAATCCTGGAAACTCTTTATTAATATAATTAAAACCCACTGGTTCATCTGTTTCGTTCATAAACTGCTCACTGGGAAAATGTATTTGATATTTTTCTCCTTCGTAACTGGGCTTAGTAGGTATTAAAATATACAATGGTCCTTGATTATTGAAGTGATCAAAATAATTGTCCCCCCTAGTAGCTGCTGTACACCAACGAGTGCCTCTGCCGTAATAACAGGCTGCTGCTTGATCTTGAGGTTGTAATACTCTAACATTCTCGTCTCGATATATCTCTTTAGCTTCCCCTCGTTGTTCTTCTGCAGGTTTTAAAATATCGTCATGACGATATTTAGACCACATCACATTTTCAAAGTCTTCGTATGTTTTAAATCGATTTATATCGGCATGTTCGGGACGAATTATTCTTCTCTGTTTGCCTAAATGGTATATACCTAAGAAATCGTGTCTGTTTAAATCTTCCCAATTTTGATCGGTATTGTTAATAACTGTTCTGGCCAACCAAGGTGTATATTGTTTGTTAGCAGTAGGATCTTTAGATTCTATATATTTTAGGGCTGCTTCTATAATTTGTGGTTTCAATGCTTCAAATACCGCATTGGCGGTATTGTTATTAACTTTATAGGTTTCTCCGTCGATTGTGATGTCGACATTAAAAGGTCGCGTAAATCTTTGTACTCGAACCATTGCATCAAATACTTTGAGCATATTTTCATCTTGAGGAAAAATTAGTTGACCTATTCTGTACAAAAGAGGGTGATTTTTTATCACAGTAAAAATGCGATCGCCCAACTTCTTGGCAGTGATATCTCTGCGATACTCGATTAAAAATTCACGAAATCTCATAGTAATATTTATTTTAATCTATCAAACAAAAAGGGCCTTACAGCCCTTTTTGACTTCCCATCCCGATTGCGAAGTTTTAATTATTTATCAATTTTGGCTGACAAATTTGTTTAACTTTTCAGCCTGAACAATAACATCTTCTGTATTAGGAAAAGTTGGTAACACAGGAAACTGCAAATCATCCCTATTTTGATCTGTCAGTTTACTTTGATATTCAGACATTAAAGCATCGCGACTTTGAAATATTGGTGTCACAAGTATTTCGTTGGCTAGTTTCAATAACTCGAGGCGAATCTCGTATGGTGTTTTGCTCATAATTATCTCCTTTGTGTATGTGTGTAAAAGTAATCGAGCAGATTACTAAAAGTATTTATTTTGTTTTCTTACTGACAGATTTTTTTAATTGAATAGAGAAAAGACTATATTCTTTAATTAAATTTTCTGTAAGTATTTTTTGTTGATTTGATTTTTGATCAGTTAAGAGTTCAATATGTTCGGCTAATGTTTTTAAATTTTCTCTTAATCTTGGTCTATTGTTAATTTCAACACTATCTGTTTCAGGCCAACTATAAATGTAATTACCAGCAAAATCTCTAACTAATAACCATCGAATTCCGCCAGCACTATACAGTTTTATTTCTGCATTATAACCAGGAATAAATCCGCTAAAATCTATATCACCAGTGCTAACTTCTCGCCCGTTTTGTCTAATCCAATTAACAACTGCATTAACTTCCTGAGCTGTATTTGGGCCCATATCTCCTAAATTGCCTATCATATAAATGTTATCAGTAGGAGTATTAGTAAATGATCTAAACAATCTGCGACCCACAGTTCTAATAGCTTGTGCCATATTGCCTGGCAAATCTGCTACTCTATACCATTGTGGAATTTGAAATCCTTGTCTAGTTAATAAATTGTTTGCAACAGCAGGTAAATTTTCAACATCGACACGTTGTTCGATTTCATTTCTTTGATCTGGGTACCCTGGATCATCAGGATCTGCTTCTATATTTCTCATTCTCCCTAACATATCACGCATTTGATCTGTGGGTTGTATTCTGCTAGCTGCACGTTGTGCATCCGATCTACTACCCACTCTTTGTCTTGGTGCATCAGATTCTGGTTTATTTTTATTGGTTGTAGTAACAGGTTGATCGGATGATTGTTGTGAGGGAATATCTATTTTAGATTTTTGTTTTGTTCTTGTCATAGTAAAGTATTTATTTACTGATCAACAAAAAACCCGCCGAAGCGGGTTTCTTGTAGTTCCAAATAAAACTGCTTATTGGAATGATAGGTTTGCTACACTGATTTCACTTAGGTAATCACCTGCATTACCAAGCGAACTTGCAGTATTTGTAAGCTCTACGTAGCCGTAACGTGTCATAAAGCCAACTACTGGTTCGAAAGTAGTTGGATCTAGTACAACACCAGAGCTCATTAGAGGAATATATGGGCAGTAGAATGCAGCAGCATCTGCTTCACTGGAACCCTTATATCCAACTAGTACTGCTTGTGTATCTGCTGCATAACTATCAACATAGATACGCATTGCACCATTTAGTGTACCAACGAATTTAGTGTTGGTTGGTGCTTCAAATGTACCTTCTGTTGTACGAGCAAATGCTGAAGTTGTTGCGCTCTGAAGAACTGTTAGAGCAGCTGGACTTACCACTGCCCAGTTACCAGCGCCACGACGTGTACGCTGAGCAATCAAGTTAGCAGCACGATTGATTAAAACTGCTAGAGCAGCATGTTCATCACCAACGAATGTTGCTGTACCCGAAACAGCGGCCTGATCGTAAGCATAATCAGTAGCAGCAAGACTGCGAAGTGATCCAAGAATCTCTTGATCAATTTCAACAGTAATTTCTTGTGCTAAAGCAGCCATAATTTCAGCTTCAATATCTAGACCATGCATACTCTGTGCATCTTGAGCAGCTTCAAAGGTCCAACGTGCGCTGAGTTTACGTGTCTTAGCTTCAACAACTTGTTTTAGAATCTGAACATTAATTTTACGTCCAGGATTTCCTTCAAGTGCAGATGTGCTTGTTGCACGACCAGTAGTCAAACTACCAGAATATGCAGTAGCAATCTTAAATGGGCTAAGAGCCTCATCACCAGCAGTTACGCTGGTATCAAATGGACTTGGTGCTGTTGCAGTAGCAGTTTCAGCATAGCGTACACGTAGTGTATGAATCTGAGCAACTGGGCCAGTCATTGGCTGTACACCAACAATTTCGTTAGCGATAACTGTGGGCATAACACGACGAATTACTGGAAGAATTACACGATTCAATGTAGCTACGTTACCTGCTGAAGTTGCGCCTGCACTGGCGGCTTCCATTAGGTGCTTGCGGGTGTTTTCTAAAATAACTCCCATTGTGGTTCTACGTGAACCATTTAGGCCTTCTAGAAGGGCTTCTCTTGTTTCGCCCCAACGGCCCTCTAATAGTACTTGTGACATTTTTTTACCTTTCTCCTATTTAGGGTGTCTTAATTAAGCCCTGCTAGACGCTTTAGTTCGATAACATTACTGGTATCTACTTCGGCGTTGACCTTAGCAGTTTTATCTCCTGTAACCTCTTTACGACTTTCTGTTAACACAGCACGATTGCGATCGGGTTGTGTTTGACTGCTGTTGTTAAGAACTGCAGGAAGATACTTGTCAAATGCAGACTTTAGCTTATCAGTCTGCACTGTTTCAAGAAGCTGACTCATTACAGCCTGCTTCTCTCTATTCAGAGATTTAAGAAGCTCGTTTAGAGTATCTTTACGCTCTGTTGATTCTTTAATGACTTGGACTTCGCGTTTAGCTGACTCAACTAATTGTTCTTTTTCAGTAATCCGAGCTTGTGCTTCCATTACTTCTTGATGCTTCTGCTCTAATTGCTGACGAAGATTTACAATTTCTTTGTTTTCGTTAAGATAGCTAATTGCAAACTCACTTGCAAAAGCTTCAAACAGTTTGCGTCCAAAATTATTTTCGCGAGCTGCCTGAATATCTTCTTTAAGTTGAGTTAGTTCACCAGTTAGACTCTTTGTCACTGTGCCTTCAACAAGACGAGCTGAACGTTCGATGAATTTCTTTTGAATAGATTCCATCTTAACTTTTGCTTCTTTAATTAAGCGAACCTTAGTTTCAACTAAATCCTTCTTGTCTTGACTGAATTCCTGAATCTCTTCTGCCAATTGCTGAATTACAAAATTTTCAAGTTTTGAAGTTGTAGCCTTAGCAGCTTGGCGATCAGATCTTAATTCCTTGATCTCCTCTGCTAATTTTTGAACTAAAAACTTGTCGAAACGTTGTAGACTTTCCATCATTTTACGATTGAATCTTACACGGTCAGCTTCCATACTGGCCTTTTCGTTTCTAAATTCAGTAATTTCAGTTTGGAGACTTTCAGTGATCATACGGTCTAGGGCTTCTACCATAATGCCCTTGTCATGTTCATAGCGGGTTGCAAACTCATTACGCATTTCACTGCGAATTTGTTCACGTGCTTCAGTTAACTTAGATTCCCAAGCTTCATTCAAAGCCTGTTGTGTATCTTCGTTAATGATTCCACTATCTACTAATGGCTTGATAGCGTCGAACATGGATCATTTCTCCTATTTAATTTTTAACTCTTTAATTAACTTAGCGACTTCTTTTTGTAGATATCGTTGAACTTTTTGATCTGCACTTGCTTCTGCAGCCATTTCAAAAAGTTTGTGCCCATACTTCATATTTTTTGCACCTTCATATACAGGTGTAGGATATGCATTAGGGGCACTAGGCTGTGCTACTATATCAACCGTTACGATTTCAAAGTCACTTACTTTCCCATTGCGGTCAACATTGCCTTGACCACGACTAGAAACTCCCAATTTTACTCCACTCTCCAACATGGCCTTAATTAAATTGCCCATTGGTGTAGGAAGTATTTTTAACTTGCCAAAACCATTTGGTCCATCCATCCACATACGTGTCATATTGTGGCAGACACGATCAAGATTAATTTTAAGATCATCGGGATGGTCAACTTCACCTAATACACTGTAGCCTTTTTTGATTTTCTCATTAACACTATCTACAGCTTTCCCAATTTCTTTAACTTCATAAACTCGACCATTTTCATTTAGGACGCCCCCTTGAAGACAGATACCTTCCATATAAAGATTTTTTCCGCCACCGTGAGGAGCATCCTCAGAGATTACCTTCATCTCCGCATTATCAAAGCTTAAATGTTCTCTGAGGATGTGCATCAAATAGTCCTTATCTTGCCTTAAGCACGCTGTGAGTACTCACTTTTTCAGTACTACCAGTTGTGCGGCCTTCTGCTCCGTGCTCTGAACTGTATTCACCTTCTTTGGTTTTAAAAGAAGATTTTCCAGCATCACCGCCTGGAACATTCTTGAATTTACCAGCGTGTGGGAGATTGCCCTTACCTTTGGTATATTCATTGTTAGGGGTAGGTGTTGCTTTGCCATCTGGATTTTCTTCGGATCCTTTGGCTTTTACTACTGTACCACCCATATTGACACCTGGTCCAGTTGCAGTGCTGTCTTTATCGACTTTAACTTTTTTACCTGCACCTACTTCATGTCCTTCACCCTGTGCAGGTGCTTGACTATAAATGTCACCTAACTTATCCACATATTCACGTAGACGAGCAGCTTCACTTACTTTTTTCTTGTCAGCATCCATTAATTTCTTCTTTTTATCATCTTTTTTCATGGCTGCTTCTTGAAGATCTTCATCATCTTCTTCTTCGTCATCAGCATCTTCGACGTCCTCGGCATCCTCTGCGTCTTCTTCGGAATCCATGTCCATATCCATGTCTTCCTCATCTTGTTCATCGCCAGCCATTAATGCATCAAATTCTGCTTTTAGTTCGTCTAGAGCATCTTCAAGATCCATAACACGATCTTCAAGTTCTTCTCCGTCGCCGTCCATGCCCATACCATCCATGTCTGCTTCAGCATCACCAACATCAGCATCCATGTCATCCATATCAGCATCCATTGCATCTAAATCGGTGCCGATCTGATCCATATCAGCATCCATATCATCTTCTGCTTCAGGTATACCAGTGTGATCCTGGGTAACTTCGTCTACCAAAGATCCCATTGGATTATCTATCATTGTTTCATCAACTAATGACTCATAAATCTCACGACTTTTTTCCACTACGATCTGATGGAAAAGTTGACGTGCTTGATCTTCTTGATCATTAATGATATATTCTATCAGTTTTTCATACTTGGTCATGTGTTCTTTCCTTGTAAAGATAAACAATATCTGTAGTTATTTACAGATATTAGAAAAAAACACTGTTTTAAGGTTGATTTTTGAAGGTTTTTGGAGGCTTAGATACCTAAACCGCCAGGAGCAGCAGGTAGCTTATATTGTTTGCTTATTTTGTCCAAATATTTTTCATGCTCTAATTTACGCACATCATTTACCATTCTTAGCTTACTAAGGCGTTTCAATGTGAGTTTTGTTCGTCGCATAGTGGTAGGCTTCATCACAGAATTATCATCTTTTTCTGTTCTATACCCATATGGTGTTGGCTCAAAAATTTCGTTTAATATCATAATTTTATTTATCAAACCGGAGGCGGAGCAGCGGCTCCTCCTGCTGCAGGTGCTCCACCTGCAGGTGCACCAAGGGCCTGTACAGACGCTTCAGGTGCACCTGGTGTAGCAGGCATTGGCCCCAATGCTCCCATATCTGCACTAATAGCACCTGGAGTGATACCAACACTACGTAACCCTGCTTCCTCGGCTGGTGCAATTTCAGCATCGCCTTGCTCTTCACGCCACATACGTTCGTTTTCACTCATTTCTTCTTCAGTTAAACCTAAAAATCTACTTAATAAGAAACGTTTACTCATATAGGGTATTTGCTCTAAATTACCAAATGCTTGTATTCTGGTATTGTCCAATTCTGCTTGTCTATAACTGGCAAAATTCTGTGGTTCATTAAATTGTAACTCAAAAATACCACCATCAATATTAATACCACGCCAACGCATAAAAGTTTTAAATTCAATATCTAATTTATTACAAATACTTCTTTGTAACCTCATACAATATTGATTAAAGCGCCATTCTTGAATTAAAGCATTACCCACACGTCCATCATTGTAATTATTGCCTTCTAGTCCAGTATCTAAACCAGATGGCAAATAACTAGCAGGAATACGCAGACCTCTAAATAACTTATTAGTAAAGAAATGTAAATCTGTGATTTCACCTAAGTTAGCACCACCTTGTAAAATTTCAACTTTACTACCGCGATTTTCCGCAGTTTGAGGGAAGAAATAATCTTCATTTGTACTAAGAGGATTGTAAGTAGCATCCATCATATTTTGGCCGCCACCTGTTTGAGTAGGTATACGACGCTGGCTGATTTCATTTTTAACACGTTCAACGAAACTCATAGCCATATGACTGGGCATATTACCCACATCTATATAGAAAACACGACGTTCAGGTGCTCTTTGAATACGATAGATTAATATAGCATCTTCAAGCAATTCTTTTTGTTTAAAAACCTTGAATACATTTTCTAATACACTATTTCCAAATGGCCAACTAAAATCTAAACCTTCAGTTAAACTTAAATGCACTACATGCTCTGCATTTATAGTGTTCTCATTTTGAGCATGACTAAATCTACTACCTCCACTATACGGAGTTTTCGGCTGAATATATGCACCTGCAGGGCCACCAACTTGTGGATGATTTACGCTTATATCAGTGGCATTTATTGTGGTTGCAGTTAAATTTTCAAAATTAGGAGCTAAGTCTTTTACAATATATTGTTCTGGTTTTTTGCCTTCGGCTTCATTGACAATTACCTTAGTGACCTTGCTCATTTCAATCCAAAACAATTTAAAAGTTTGCGGATCTCTTAAAAATACTTGATCCCCATACTTTATTGTATTTCTAAAGATTTTAAATATACGTTTATCTAATTCATTAAGACTTATCCATTGATGTAATTGCTCTTTAATAATCTTAATTTCATTATCAGTGGGTTTTTCTTTCCAATAAAATTTAAATGCTGTACCATTTTCTTCATTGCTTTGAGTGCAAAACTCCGCTAAAATATCTAAAGCAGCATTTATTTCACTGTCCATATCCATTTGCTCATACTGATTATATCGTTCAATACGATTAGGATGACCTATATAAACTTCAGGCAAATTACTTTGATAATTTTTAAAACCCATATTTGTGGGTTGACCTGCACCCAATGGACTCACGTTACCAGATGTGTTGACAGTGCGAAAGTACTTTTTCCAAGCCATTTAAGATAATCCTGTTTTGTATTTACTCATTTTATGCAGAAGCTCGTAAAAGTCGTTCCTGAATTTCCACACTATCACGTAGATGATATACCATATCATCTAACGTTTTTTGCTGTTTTGACATTGCAGCTAACATTGAATCAAAATTGATATTTACCGGTATACTGCCTTGTCTTAAAGGTATTACTGCTTCGGGCCCTGCTTCACCCACTGTGGTTGGGCCAGTGGCTATTCCACCATCTGCTTGCTGAGGATTCGAAGAACCATTTGGTGTCTGTGGCCTTTCACGTCTCCTTAATTCTTCTACTATTGTTCTAATTTCTTGTTCGTATTGCCGTCTTAACTGAATATTACCCAATGGGTCTGAATCAGATGATCTGTCCATTCCAGATAATAATGAATTAACACGAATTAATCTCGCTTCTAGCTCATTAATAGTTTGATTTTGCGGACGACTTGGTCCTTGGCCAGGTTCGGAAGGTTCTGCTTCAAGGCTAAATCCATATGCTCTACCTACAGCTTTAGCTAAATTACCAAGAGCTTCTGCAGATTCTTTTAGTTTGAAATCGTTTAGTAATAGAGACTCAACTACACCGGTAAGAGCCCGATTTCCATCTAAAAATTTATCTATCATTTTCTGACTCACATCAACTAGTTTAGGAGCATTGATAGCAAAGTTTCCTATAGATTGATCAATGGTCATTAAATTTCTATTCATATTTCGTATAGCAGTAGCAGTGGCACGATCCTCTTCGGTGTCTGTAGTTGCCCCGCTCGATCTAATTCTTGCTGCTTGATCTCTAAGTTGATTTACAATCTGTTCAATTTGATTAGCTGCTTCATTTGCAGATCTAATATGCCCGCCCACAGTGGTTATCATTGCGACTAAATCACCACCATAACCTGCTTGAGCTAGTGCAGCTAGACCAGATTGACTAACAGTATCCACTGCTGCTTGAACTGATTGATTATTCAATTTTATAGTTTTGGCTGTACTGTCTTGAAAATCTTCTGCATTCTGATCGATATTACCTAATATCTGTGCAATAGAATCTGCTGCTGGTCCCATCATTGATGCAAACCTAATGCCCTCTCTACTAATAACATTACCCCCTGTGCTGAAGAATTCTTTAGCATATTTTTCTGCTAAGGGCCCATACATTCTTCCAATAGTACCAAGTGCTACTCGCATATTTTCCTGTGCTTGAGGCCCTAACTGTCTTAATTGATCTTGATAGGCTAATTCCTTGCGTCTTTCCTGTTCCTGTCTACGCAATGCATCTGCACTTTGCCCAGTAAGTTCTGTAAGTTGACGTTGAGTGATAAGATAATTTGTTATATTTTGAGTTAAATCCTTTTGGTTAGCTATATCAGTTACACCTATTTGTGCTTGCAAGGCCATATACTCAGCTGCACCTGTTGCTAAAGATTCAAAATTACCATACATTCTAAGCAATGCACCATTTGCATCCCCAATTGTCCTAGCCTGTTGAATTGCTGCTTTAGCACCATTGGTTAAACCTATCCCAAGAGTAGCAAAATTTTCAATATTATCCTGTATGACTTTGCCGAATGCTTGTAAATTAATCCCTAACTGCATAACATCTGTGCGCATAGTTTGCAAACTACCACCAAAAGTTAAACCAGCTTGATTTACCTTTACAAAGATATCATATTGCCTTTGTAATCCTTCTAGATTAAATTTAATTAAAGTCTGAGCTGTGTCTAATCCTGCCTGTGCAAGTTTAGATA